CCTTTAGGTAGATAATCTGTTTGCCTTCTTGAACCTTTGGGTTAAATGCAGGATATACAAACTCTGTCTTTTCTTTATAGTCCTTCCAATTCTCTTTATACCAGAACTGCGTGTTATCTTTATTGGTTCTAATTTTAGTATAATCAATATGCCACATTTCAGCTACCTTACCTAAACCCCAAATAACCTCAATATAAGCACCTCCAAATAACTCTAAGTCCATAGAAATCTTCCTAGTCAAGTCGTTAAGATTTTCAGACCTATTAGGTTTCTCTATAAACTGCTCGTTACCAGTCCAACCATTACCGCATATATAGTGTACTTTATTTCGTACAATAGCATTATGCTTCGCTGATTTGTTAAACAACTCTACTAAGTATATAGGGTAATCGTTCTTTTCCCCATACTCCATGTAACCCTCTTTCTTCTTTTCTCTGTATTCGGGTTGCTTAGCTTCAGCAAATTGTACTAATATAAAATTCTCTCCGTTCATTGTCTTACTTTAAATGTATCGTTAGTCTGATATTCAGTATAAACATTCTCTGCATCGTTTAACCACATAATTCCACTCTCTAACTCGTTTAGTCCAGTAGTATCTTGATTGCTTGTGCTTGTCTGCTCGTAAACTGAATATGAATATTGTCCTTTAGGTTTACTAGAAAAGTATTTATCTACCTTGATAGAAAACTTATTATATCTTTCTTTATGCGTAGATACGTCTGCAGCATTAAGCAACACAAACTTTACATCGTTATTAGTAGACCTATTTTTAAATACAAATAGATAATTAGGATTCGTTAACGTTTGCTTTTCCGTTAAGGTTATATAGATGAACTCCGTTACTCCTTTAGTTAATTGTATCATTCTTATATAAATGCTGAAAGGAAAGGTATTTAACAAAAAAACCCCCTGCACTTGCAAGGGGTAATATACTAAACCAACTGCTTACTAACTTAATAGACCAGTAATGATTGAAGATTGAACTTCTGGAGCAAGAGCAGGTTCTTTACCTGTAAAGGTTAAAGTATATCCGCTTCTATCTCCCATTGCAGTACCAGAGCCAGAATTACCTGCGGTAATATCCAAACCTCTAGATTGACCTAAATACCAATACTTTCCGTTGTTATCTTTTGCGATAGCTAATAAAAGGTTTTGTGCAAGAAGCAAAATCTCATTACGAGTGTTTGCTTGAAGTTTGTTAAGGATAACAGTCAATTCTTGCTGATAGAAAATAGAACCATTCTCTACAGAAGCATTGATATTCTCAACAAAGCTAGAAGTTTCTTTTACAAGTTCATACTTGTAGAACTTCTTACCAGCCGCCTTTGTAATAGCTGTGATAACTCCAGAAGCCTCTGTTGTTGCGGTTACGTCTTGCTTAGCAATGAACAACACTTCAGTTATACCACCGAGTGAATCTTTGCAATCTAGAACATAACCTTGTGTTAAAGCACAAGCCATAATTAATTATTTATAAAGTTAAAAAATAGGGGGATATTTCACCCCCTATATTATTAGTATGCGAACTTAACCACCTCGTCTGGGAAAGCGATGTTAACACCCATCTTAAACTCACTTACGAAACGTACTTGGTCTGCCTCTTTTGCGTAGAAGATTTCAAATTTTTCTTCTTCGTTAAGAAGGTCTGTACCCAAGAACAAGTTAGACAATCTCATTGCATAAATCTTGTTAGTTCCGTTCAAGCCTTGAACCGCTACAACTTTAATAGTAGTGCCTGGAAGGATAAACTCGTTATCAGCCTTAACGTCTACTGTGTAGTGGAACATATTAGCATTCTTCAAAGCGATTGTGTAAGTTCTGAAAGTGTCCATACCGCAGAAGATATGTACATCATCTTCAGAAACAATCTGTGCAGGGATAGCCTTGTAGATACCATCAAAGATAGAAACTACGTTAGCTGCAGAAATGCTAGACAAAGGAGCACCAGAGATATAAGTAGAAGTGTTAGCATCTACAACACCAGAAGCAGCACCTACCAACTTAACCAAACCATCAAACTTATTCAAGTTTACGTTTACGCTAGTTGTGTCACCTTGCCACAAAGCAATCTCAAGTTGAGAAGCAATACGCTTAGCTTTCTTGTCTGTGAACTCTTGCTCAAAAGGAATTGAATCGTACATTGAACCAGTAGGCAAAGCCTTCTGAAGGTACTTAGCTTCCAAATCTTTAGGGCAAAGAGCCTCGTTTACTTTGATTTTACCTACGGTCACAGTTCTTTGTGTGAAAGAAGTAGAACCAGAAGCGTTAAAACCACATGAGCCACCAGCTTGGAAAACTGCGTCTGTGTCCATGATGTTAATGGTTTCAGAAGATTTAACTCCGACCATAACGTTACCTGCACTCTTAATTAAAGAGGCAGTCTTAGCACCGAGAACCGAACTTGTTACAAGTAGGGCTTCGTTCTGTTCTGTGTAGTCTGCGAGTGCAGAAACATTAAATGCCATTTTTCTTAGTTTTTATTGTTTAAAATTGCGTTGCGATATTTAGCTAGTCTATCAAACTTGATGTCTTTAGTAGATTCAAATTTAAAAGACTGGGTTTTTTCCATTGGGTCTGCTTGTGGTACTTTAGCGATTTCTTCAATCAACTCAATTACCTGTGCAAATCCTTGTGCTGCCTTCTTTTCAAATTCAGCAAGTTTTTCTTTTAGTTCTTTATTTTCCATTTCCAAAGCAGAAAGTTTAGCTTCTACTTCTTCCATCTTTTCATCTTTAGCAGCTTCTACTTCAATCTCTACTGGTTCTTCTTCTACTTTAATTTCCATGATTTTACCGCCTTCGGTTTCAATCACTTGACCATCTGCTAATTTATGTTCACCATCTGGAGCAGGGTTACCATCTTCAAGAACAACCTCACCGCCTACTTCAAGTGCTGAAATCATTACCTTAGTTCCATCTTCTAAAATGTATTCAGCCATTTCTACTTTCACTTCTTCTACTTTGCTTTCTTCTTCTGGCATAGGAACTGGCATATCTTGAAATAATGCCCTAATGTTTTTAATTGCTTCTACTGCGTTCATGTTATTATATGTTTAATTGTTAAAATAGTTATCACTTAACTTGTGCTAATATTTTCTTTATCTCCTCGTAAATCCTATCTTCTTTCTTTTCAGCCTTTGCATATTCAAACACTCCCTCTACTGAAAATCCTTTAATGTTACCTTCCTTAACTTCGTTCCATGCGTAATCATTATCTACTTTCATAGAACCAAACCAAGAACCATCTGGTGCATCTTCAAAACCTTTCATCGGCATTACACCTCTTTCCTTATCGCTTATAAAAGATTCAAATAAATAAACATCTTCTAATTTAGTATCTTGGTTATGCTGAATGTTAACATTAGCTTGATACCCTTTCTTAAAATACCTCTGTACTATTTTAAAAATAGTGTCCTTAGAGAATACAACGTAATAATCACCATGAGCAACATCACTCCTAAAAATCGGAGTATCTGCCAACATAATAGCACCAGAAATAACACGCTTTTCTTCATCTGTGTTAAACTTAACTTTATGATTAAAGGCGTTCCAATTCTTTTGGATAGCTGGTCGGTCTACTAGTGAAACAAAGTTTACCTCTGCATCGTCTTGTAAATCATCGCTTATCATTAATTCATATACTGGTAAATCCATAATCCTAAATGCTTGTTTATAGGTTATTTTATCACTTAACTAAACCTTGCTCTTTGCTTTATAGCTTGTACTCTTTTCTGATTGCTAGTTATATCTGTTTCAACTACATAGGCACGAATAGCTTGGTTACCTATTGCATTAATAGTCTGCTGGTTTAACTGTGTTAATTGTGCTTGTTGGGTTGGTACTATCGGAACACCTGTGTTACTTATTGCTCCACCACTACCAAAGTTTGCAGAAGTAGAGCCTCCTTTAAATTTAGCAATAGTTGTTGCTGCAATAGTTCCAATACTAGCTGCTGCTCTTAACTTAGCACCTGCAATAGCTGGAATTTTAATACTAGCACCCAAGTCTGGTAATGCAGTCAAGAATGGGTTAGATGTAATAGATGCTATTTCTCTTTGAGTATCAATAACAATTTTTGCAACTGCTAAAGCCTTATCTACTAAAAACAAAGCATTAGCAACCTTTTCATTTTCACCTACTAAAGCACCTAAAAGGTTAACACCTGCACTAGCTGCAGCAAACTTAGCGTCTTGTAATGCTTGAGTTGCTTTTAGTTCCTCATCTTGTCTTGCTTTTTCTCTTTCTAGGTTTTTATTTCTAGCTTCGTTAATTGCGTCAAGTCTAGCGTTCTCTCTTTCAAACTCTTGTTCTAAGAATTTATCTGCATCTTCTTGGTCTTTTATTCTTTGCTCCTCTGCTTCTTTCTTTTTTCTTTCTTTAGTTTCTAGCTGAACTTTCTCAAAATCTAAACCTGCTTGTCTAACTCTTTTAGATATTTCGTCTAGTTTCTTTTGTTGTTCTAGTTCTTCTTGTATTCTAGCCTCTTTGTCTTTTTTTCTTCTTTCTTTTTCTGAAATCTGAAAATTAATATCAGCTAAACGAATAGCATCCTGCTCGTTTTTTATAGCTATCTCATTCTTTCTAGCTGCTTCTGTGTCAATAGTAGCTACCTCTTTATTATACCTATTTCTAGCAGCTATTCTAAGTCTTCTAGTAGATTGCTCTATTTCGTTTATTTGTTTTTCACTATCACCTCGTAATTTAGCCTCTGCTTTTAATAACTCACCAGTCTGATTAATTTTAGCAATCTCTACTTCTAAAGCATCTTCTGCCCCTTTCTTTATACTTTCATTTAGTTTATCTTGTGCTTCCTTAGCCTTATCTGCTGCACTTGTGTAATTAGAAATAGCAGAGATTAACTCACCAATAGCTATAACTGCTAATCCTATTCCTGTTGCAGCAATAGCAGTTTTTAAAACCCTAAATGATACAGATGTAGTATCAACTGCAATACCTAAAGCAGTCATAGTAGCAGCCGTTGCGGTATTAGCTAAAGCATTTGCTCTTGTAAAAATTGTAGTAGATTGTATTACTGCTCCAAGTTGTTTAAAGCTATCTATACTTTCTCCGATAGATTGTAAACCTTGTGATAAAGCTAAAGCACTTTGAACTTTTAAAAGTTGTTTTTCTAGTTCTTTAGATTCAGTACCAAATAAACCGATAGCACCCTGCACTGCTGCAAACCCACCAGCAACTCCAGATAATGAAGCGGATAATGCTTTAAATTTAGCATCTGGATTGAATGCTTCTGTTAATGCTCTAGCATCACCTATCCTATCTCTTAGTTCTGCTGCTCTTTTTGCTGCTTCAACCGCTTCTTTTGATGTTGCTCCAAACTTATCAGACAATATAGCAACCTCTGCAGTAGCTTCTCTTAATTGTTTTTTTAAAGAGCCTACAGATTCATTAGCATTACCGCTAATATTTATATTATAATTTAATTGTTCACTCATTTATCAATTACTTTTAATAGTTCTATTTTAGTCGTGGTGTAGTTAATAGGGTTATAACTATCTACTATGTTTAGTCTATATAGTACGTTATCTATATAAACTAACTTTGAGAAGTCTAGGCTCTGAATATCAAAGGAATTTAAAAGAACATTACAAGCAAGTAATTTACTATCCTTATCCGTTATCTCTGCCATGTATTCTGAATAGTAGGCATTGAATAAGTTAGTAGTTGGATAAGTACTAGTTGTAAAGTATATCTCCTTAGGAGCACCAAAACACAAATCGTTGGTAGGTGCAAATGGGTCGTCTAAATGTCCAGCATAACCATAACTAGTTAATGTTGTTCCTACGTTTGCAAAGTTGCTCTGTATGTTATAGCCTAGAACACTAGTTATCTTTTTAGCTTGTAAGATTCTTATTACGGAATCCATAGGGTCTTCAGTAGTAGCAGAAGAACTTAACTTATATATAGCTGAATAGATTTTATCTGTTCCTACAAAATTATATAAAGTAGTTCCTGCAAATATTACTTCTTCGCTTTCTGTATCTTTTACAAAATCAAACTCTGTATCAAAAATAAAATCACCATACCCTTCATTATATTTCTTTCTATAATTCTCTGCGTAGTAATCGTTATCTTGCTTGTACTTGAATTGATAGTACCTAGCCTTTATTTCACTCATTGGCTTAATAGACCAAGTATTTTCTCTGTCTACCTTATTAGTCCAATCTTGTATAGTACTACTATAAAAGTCAATATATGGCTTTATAATTAGTTTCTTCTCATCAAATGGGTCGTCATAAACATAAAGGTTAAATAACTTACAAATGCTTATGAAGAAATCCCTTTGGAATATACCTTTAGGAATACAATAGTTAATATCTAATTGCTCATTATAAAGTACAGGTATCTCTGTTGATACTGAACTTGTTAAATTCATGTAACCTCCAGAAGTTACTTGATATTGAGTAACATTACTGCTAATCAATACAGATATTTGTTGACTATTGGTTAGGATAATATTTTCAACACTTAAATCTAAACTATAGGTTATAGAACTATTAGGTACATAAAGATTGATAGTTTTAATTGGAGAACCTGCTTGATTTAATGTTATTGTTACTGCAGTTGGTATTGGTGCTAAAAATTTTATATTTAGCCTACATGATATATCTGTAGAAATTGTAGTACCTGTATATGTTAAGGGATTAGTACCTGTAAACAGACCGCTTGTTACAACACTCAAAGGAGGAAATAAACTTGCAGTATAAGTTCCTGCAGTAAAGTTACCTGTAAATAAATTGTTACTTAACCTATTTACTATTCTCTGGTTATTTGGAATAACAAGCCTATTGAATAAAGCAGTATCTAATATAGGAAAATCCCATGTGTAACCGCTATCATCTTTTATTTTGGTTAGTATTTCTTTAACATAAATAGCAGGTCTAAAAGCCTTATAATCAAAATCCTTTTTTTCTCTACCTGCAACCAATGAAGAAACTCTGCCATAGTCTATTAGAGGAAAGAACACTCCAGAACCGCTAATGTTATCCCAGCTATTAGTTATGTTTGTAAAATTCCATGCAGTATTATAAGCAGAGAAATCTAATTCTTCTAGTTTCTTATTTCCTAGTGCAGACATAAAACCGCCTAAATCACCGACAACCGAACACTCATAAAACAAAGCAGAACCCTCTTGTATTATTTCCAAGATTCGTAAAGCACCTTTAAAAATCTGGATGCCATCAATAAATATTCTGCATTGTGCATTCTTACTAGCGTTATAGTTAACCCCTACATTTGGAGCATTTTCGCTACTAAAGTTAGCATTGTTTAAATCAAATATATTACCAAAGATTGCGTTGTTGTTTGCATTACCTGCTACCCTTATAGTTTTAGAATAGCTAGTATTCTTTGCCCCAAAGTCGTTAATATCGTCTATCGTATATGTGAAGTCTGTATCAACATCGTCTGTTAAGTCTAGCCTCTGATTCTCTATGTATATTTCAGTCCTCATCTAAACTGGCTATTTATTGTTTTCGGTATTTCTGCTTCTATCTCTAGGTTAAATACTTTGTCTACGTTCAATAGTTTGTACTCGTGGTTGTTTGTAGTTATGTACAGAGGTATGTACATATTCTGAATGTCTAAGTAAACTATTGAACTATTAACTAGCTGCCCCAACCATGTGTAATCTATCTGGTTAACCCAATCACTCTTTAGACTTATTTTATTGTTTTGCGAAATGCTAAACGCTACCTTAGTTTCGTTATACTTATTGTAAGCATCATAAGTACGCATCGCCCCACTAGTTCTCTGCCAGTCTGCTCGTCTGTAAAACTGCTTCTCATTACTTACGGAGTTTCTGTTGACAAGACCGAAAAAGAAACTATCATATCCTCCAAGACGGTTGAGGAAGTGTACACTATTTCCACCATTTTTGGAGCAGTCATGGTAGATTCGTAATACCCTTGAATTTCCAACTCCATTAGTAATATAGAACTCATAAGCATAAGTATTTTCTGTTATCAATGTTGAACCTGCCCATGTATTAATAGCGTCTGCAGATAGGTTAAACATATTAAAGCTACCAGATAAACTAATAGCTGCATTATGACTAGCCACTACATTCCCTGCACTATCTAAAGTTCTAACATAAGCCGTTTCACTCAATCCCTCATACCTGTAATAGCTAATAAAAAACTTATTGCCGAACTTGTTTTGAGCATTAGTTAAATCCCTTTCAGTCAGAAAATCGTCTGTATATTTATCTAAAGCTATATTATAAACATTGGCTAGGGTTACAGAACCGCTAGAATATAAATCAGAATATAAAGGATAGTAGAAGTTCTTAGCTGAATAACTAGCTGAAGCGTCTGGAAGTACATTAATACCTCCGCTAACTTCTTCTCTTATTTGTAACTGATAGGCTACTGCCCACTTGTCATTAGATTCTACCAAGATACTAGAACCAGAAGGCTCAAAGTAATTGGTAATATAATTCCGAATTATAGGAGCAGTATTAAAATAACCATAACTATCACTAGGATTCGGAAATACTTTACTTCTTGATACTGTATTTCCTCCTATTACAATATCAAACACAAACTTAAAGTTAGTTGTACCTGCATTAGTAGAACTAGCCGTTACCCATATATCGTCATTTAATGTACTATCCGAAGGTGGACTAGTTACTATTGTTATTGCCATATTGTCTTATTTGTAAAATAATGTCACCGCCTAGAGCAACACTCAAAGCGTCTTTAAAATCCTTAGTAAAGTTTTCTTGTATTGCCCTATCAAAATAATAGGTAGCTTTAATACCATCCCTTTTGATGGCAGAGGAAATAGCGTAAGCTAACCTTTTCTTATTAGTAGCCTCGTCTATTGCAGTAGCTAATTTCCTGCGTTTCTTTTGTACTCCAGATAAATCTACCCTATCAGTTCTAACCGACTTCCTAGCCTTATTTAGCCATGAGAAGATAGAAGCAGCCATCTTCCTATTCGGGAACTTAGACTTGAACCTGTAATCCCCAGAGTTCTTTTTTGGCTTAGCGTTCTTTCCTCCTACACCAGCAACACCCTTATTAACAAAGTCGTAATACTCCATTTGTTTAGAGCCAATAGGGTAACCTACGCTTAATGTAAATCCATTAGCACTAGATGAAACTTGTGGTGCAGATACGTCAACTAAACCGCCAGAACTTATAGCATTAGCTTTTTCTAGGTTTTTTCTTATAGTATCGTTAAAATTAAAACCTGCTCTTATTAGGATTTCTTCTATTATAGGGAACTGCTGCTGGAAAGTTAAAGCCTTATTACCTTGTTCATCAATGCCTCTAGCAGCCGTATTGTATTGGCTGCTAAACCTTCTTAGAAATTCATCCCTAACAAATTGTGCTTGTTGCTTGTTCACTCTTATAAATGCCCAAAAAAAAAGAGATTATCTTAGATAATCCCTGTAGGCTTTCAAATAGGACAAGGCATTTAAATACTCTATAGTCGGTAATTGATATGCTTGGTCAAGCGGGATACGATAGTATTCTGCAACTTGTGTGGTGCTATACTGCCATCCATAATATTCAACAAATCTGCTAGAGCCTTTTCCGACTGATTCACTCCCTGCATCTCCAACTGGGTTTTCAAATAACCCCTTGAAACCTCTATCCAAATCCTGTAAACATGATAAAAAAAAACAATGGAATGATAAATATCTTTAAACTTAGCCTCTTGCATATCCTCTGCGTAAACTGGGTGCATGATACTATCATAAGCAACTTCCTTCCAACCCCAGATAGTTTTCTTCATAGGCAATACCATACTAGCAGCTAGTTTGTGTAGGTTAGGTATTAGGTCGGTCTGGAATACTTTGCTTTCAATATACCTAGCGGATGGCATCTTTCTCACGTCATATATACACTTGTACCTTTTGCCGTTTACATCAATATATTTAACAGGCTTTCCATCTGGTTCGTTATCTAGGAATGATAAACGCTTTACTTCCTCGTTATAGCGTTCTACTGATAAATCGTTCACTTGATTAGCAGTCCAGTTGTTTACAATAGCTATAAGCCTATCTATTCGGTCAATAGGGTACTCTATCTTGTTAGCTTCTATTATCTGCTGATACTGATAAAGGTTAATATCGTTCCAAGTCATAGATTTTCTTTTTTTATTTCCTCTATCATTTTATCCATGTGCTTAATTTGTAAAGTAAGCACCCCCATAACAAATCCATTAATCCATAACATCTTTTCATTTTCATTATAGATATTTTTACCATGCCAAGTAATTTCTGCTAATGCTTTTGCTTCTTGTAGTGTTAGTGTTTCTTGTTTCATAATTAAAAGTTTATACCGCCTTCGCAGTTAATTGTATTGTATATCTGGTCATCGTTTGGCTCTTTCTCTTGTTCATATTCGCAATGGTCTTTACATTCTGGGCATATCCCGTAATCTTCCATAATTGGGTCTGTTGCTTCTGCTCCGCAACAGTCTGATAGTAACCTCATTTTATAAAGTTTTAGTTGTAAAGAAAACCCCCACCAAGAATAGCAGGGGTTGATTAATACCTATGAAACACCCAATTTATTAACTGCTTCAAATTTCAAGTCTAAGTCCATAGCGTTAAATAACTTGTTAGCTACAGATAGTCTAGGTTGTGCCCCTCGTTCTATCCTATTAACCGCTACAAAACTTATACCTGCTTTCTCTCCTAACTGCTTCTGCGTTAGGTTTCTTCTTTGTCTGTTTTCTTTTAGTAATGCTCCTATCATATTTATTGTTTTAGTCTATATCAAAGTCGGGTTCTATCTGCTTCTCAATAACTTTTAACTCCTCTGGAGTAAGCCTATCTGTTATATCTATTAGCATCCCTCCTACATCTATCTGAACTTTAAACTTCTCAATCTCGCAATGTGAATCGTCAAAGTAATGGTAACCATGACATTCTTCTTGCCTTAAAGTAGTTATTTCAAAAGCTAGTTCTGCTTCAATAAAGCAATCTAACTCAAAGTTTTGTATTACTCTTTCCATTAGTAATCAATTTCTTGTTCCATAATAATTTCTCTGCTAGGTTCGGCAGCTACTACCTTATTATAGTTAGCTACTGCATCTTCAAAATCTCTAGTGATTGTGCCAGTTACAAAACTTCCGTCTTTTGTTACATGATACCAAGTTTCTCCGATACCATTTACTTCTTTGATTAATTGAATTTTCATTGTGTGTGGTTTTATTTAATTATTTTTATTTCCTTAACAATATCATTGATTACATAATACTGAATACTATAACCCTTTTGTAAAATAGATAATGATTTAAAATATAAATCTTTTGAGATGGTTTTATATTTCAACCTCTGCTTTAAATCTTTAAGGCGACTATCTTTTGTGTTTGGCTCTTGTGTTATATTTATCATGTGTTAGTGGTTTATAAGTTGTCTGCAAATATACAGATAATGATAATAATAACAAATACTTTAATTGGGTTCTTTTGGATAAAGGTTTCTAGGTTGTTCATATTAATTGGTTTCGTATTTAGATAAATCGTTAAAGTGCTTTACTTGTGCAAGAAGTTCTTTGTGCAATTTGCTTCCTACTGTTACTGTCTGTCCTAGAATTTTTACTGTTTGCTTTTTCATTGTGTTTGTGTTTTGTTATACAAATATAAACCTTTATATAATACAAAGTACACTTTTCTTTAGTTTTTTCTATAAAACTTTTCTATAGACTATATAGATATCGTCTATAAGAAACTATACTTACCCGTTCCCATTCTTAGAGTGAAGTTTTGGTAGGCTAGGGAAAGAGCCATAACGCAATCGTCATGAAAGCCAGAAGGGGCAGAATACTTTACCCCATTAGCCGTAAACTGATATTCAAACACCTCTAACTCGTTTACTATAACTCCATCTGGATAGCCTATGCTTTTACTATGTATAGCGTTTTGTAGTCCTACCATTAGCTGCTGCTTAGAATTGGAAGTAAACTTTAATCCCTCTACCATAAGACCTGCCCTTTGTAGTTCCTCAAAGATTGGGTCACCTACTCCAGTAGAATCTAGCAAGATAGGTTTTCTAGGTAGCTTTAATATAGCTTGTTTAGTTGTATGCCAGTCCTTTTGAAATCTATCTAAGTAGCAAACATTCCCACCAGCGTCTAGTCCGATTATAACACTCCAGTCATAACTTTTAGCTAGGTCTATTCCAAAGCATACAGGCTCTTGGTTGCTTAGTGGTTTTATACAAGCCTTAATGTTTTCTGAACCAAACGGATTGGCAGCGTTCTCCATAGGATTAGCCATGTATTCTTGCTCAAATACTGGTGCAGGTAACTGTCTTTTAGCTTCATCTATTTCTTTAGTATCTATATAGGGATTGTCATAGGTTGTATATTTAAAAGATTGCCAACCATCTTCCTGCTTCATATAAAGGCTATAAAAGAAGTTCTTTCCTCTAGGTGTAGATAAGAACCATCCCCAGCCTTTGTAGTCCGTTAAGGTAGGTCTAATAGAGTTTAGCCACCCATCTTCTAGGTTAGGTATAAAAGAAGCCTCATCTATAATTACTCCATTAAATTTCCTACCTCGCAGGTTATCTAGTCTTTCACCTGTAAAGAACTCTACACTTCCTTTATTTGGGAACTGCATTGTTAAGTTGCTCTGGTTATTCGGGAAAGGTAATGCTGCTGCTAGTTTGTTAAAAAATACTTTAGCTAGTTTGTATGTTGGTGTTATGTATGCTATCTGCTCTCCGAAGGATGCAGTCTTAATCATTTTTATTTGTGATAGTTCACTCTTGCCAAATCTCCTACCGCACATAAGGACATTAAACCTTGCTTGGCTTTCAAGTATAGCTTTCTGGTTAATATGTGCATTAGGTACTTCAATTCTCATAGTATGGTTTTGCCATCTACAAACACTATCTCTATTTTGTTATCTGTGTTTATATCCATCTGCTCTCTAGGTTTTCCGTAAACCCTAGTTAATAAAGTTTCTATTGAGTACAGGCTGCCCTTCTCTAGGGAACGCTTCATAGCATTAGCAACTGTCTTTTCTAGTATAGTAGCTTTAGGATTCTCAAAAACTCCCTTTAGTTCTTCTAAGTCCATTGCCATCATGTTCTGTATAGTATCGTTTATTTCAGATAGCTTATAGCCATGTTCCTTTAATAGGCTAACATACTTTCTAGGTCTGCCGTTAGGGTTTCCAGTCTCTCCTTTCTCCCATACTTGGATTGCTCCACCATGTTTCTGCTCAACTAGCTTTGCCATTGTTATTCCGTTGTTTTAAAGTAAGGTTTACCATTTCTTTTGATTTCTAAACTTGGGTCTAGTTTAATCATTCTATCTACTATTACTTGGCAATACTTAGGGTCTAGTTCCATACCATAGCATATTCTATTTAATTGATGAGAAGTAACCATAGTGCTTCCAGAACCTAAATAAGTATCTAAAACTA